GTTGGTTTTGTTAATGTTACTGTTGCCATTTAAAAAATGCCAGGGATAATTTGTCCAGTTATTATGTATGAACCAAGAGCGGCAACGAAACCAAGCATAGCTAGTTGTCCGTTTACACGTTCAGCGTTATCGAAATAATTAACATCAAGAACCTGGACTTGTGGTTCTGTTGCAAATCTATTCTGGCGTCCGCCTTGTTCAGTTGTAGTTGTCATTAATAAAAAAGAGTAAGAGTGCGTAGTGGCAGAGTACGATGAACTGTTCGGGTCCGCCGCTACTTGTTCTCTTTCTTCCATTGCTCGAAGGTAGATGTACCTCCACTAATGACATAGTTTTTATAAGCTGTTTGGGAACCTAGAGTGGGTTTAACTTTTTTCATGCTATCCCAAAGGGTTCCTTTCTTCTTCTTATCAGCCATTAGGTTGACTCTGCCCCAGCTACAGTACCGTCAGCAGTATTACCTACTACCTTACTGCACTGTGCTGCTTGTGCTGCTGTTGTACCGTTGTCATTATAAGGTATGAACCAACGGTCACCAGTTGCATTGACTTTGTATTTTACCACCATGGCATTTGCACGTG